GGGCAACTTATCAGACGTGCTTGCGAACATACGAACATCGTTCTCAAACTCACCACCAAATGATCGCGCTTGCTTGTAACTAATACCAGCATCAGTACGACCACGAATGAAAGTTGGGATCATTACAGAACGATCATTAAGTTCTGGTGCTTTCTCAATCATACGACGAACGATAGATGGATTAGCACCACCGGTGTCCATAATTGCATCATGCAACTGATTAAAGTAGGTCTGCTTCACTGCTTTGAAACCCGCAATCGCCAATTTAGCATAAGCAACTTCAAAAATAGAACCTGTGACAAACTGTTGTGCAGAGAATATACTAGTGTGTGCCATAATCTTCATATGTTCTGGAATAACTGCTGGATCACCACCGAAGTATTCCACTTCAGGAGATAGAATGTTACCAATGTCAGTATCATCGCCTAAGACAGGATTATACGTAACTTTCTTGATCATAACTTCATATGTTAATGCTTTGATTAGACGTTCAATAGTTTCAATATTGATGCTAGTCTTAATACATACACCACTACCACAACCACGAATCAACTTATTAACTACATTGATAAGTTCAGCATCGTCCACCGAATCGTTCTTCAATAGCGGCACCGGAGTACATAAGAATGTGATCCCTGGTTTCCAATCAACTAGATCATCAATACCATCTAGTCCAGAAACGTGCATAGTATCTACAGACTTAACATCGAATGCTAATTGCATTGCTTGCGCAACCACATTGTCACCGACAACACCAATACGAATCTTCTGTGAATCACCGCCAGATTTTTTATCTGTCGCTTTATCTGCCGCCTGCTTTTCTAACTGTTGCGTCACTACTTCTCCCTTCCCCGCTTGAATCATTTCATACTGTTCTTCGGTCAACTGTTCTGAGTGAATGGTTGCATTCAACTCTTCTGTTCCGTCTACCAATTCACCTTCGCTTATATCACTCATACATTTTTACCTTTCGTTAAATTAATTATTTCTATATGCATATTCAACTGCTCGATCCGCTTCAACTTCTAGCGGTCTACTAGTATACCATTTTCCATTATCATTGTCAAGTTGTCTGCATAAATCTGCAACTTGCTTGGCAGTGATAGGATAACCTCGCTTGATTGCTGTACCTGCTGTTGCAACCATTATTTGATACATCTTGTGATACCACCCACCCTCTGCGATCCCACCGTACTCTATGGCAAGACGCTTCGGAAAGAATGGACAGTCGCGATAATCTGTCCATGAGATGTTTGTTGTTGTCATTGAATTTTTACGATGCTCGATTACTGCTTTCTGCATTTCTTCGGGCAATCTATCTAGGAAAGAATTGCCAGTCTTTGTAACGTATGGATGTTTACTTATAAGAGCATTAGGATCAATGCTATTACCACCAGAATGCTCGAAGAAAAAGTTAGTAGCACCAGGATACACCGCAGGAATATAATACATCCTTGCAAGATCCTTTGTTTGCGGGTCACCGATTTCTCCAATGTCGGTATTGAGGGCGTACCAAAATGACTTGATTTTATCATTTTCGACAGGCGTTTCAATTCTGAAGACAAGACGGAACTTATAATAGTCAGCACGAGAACTAGCAGTACTATAGCACACGAAATCCAGATCGCCAAATCGAGAGATAAGGTCATTCTTTAAAATGTCCAAGTCAGGAGCGAAACTATGCTCATCAACATCAACTGCACACCAACCTCCCCAATATAAAGTATTGACATTGCTACGTGTTGTACCTTCTGCGAAGATAGCGGGACTAATGAGTGCTGATGAGTTTTTACCACCTTTTTCTCCATGCTTAGTTGATAGACCTTTAAGCAGTCCGACGAACTCATCCCAAGTATCAAAAGATGCCTTGCGATGAGTCTTATTGTCGAATGCAGAATTAAATATTGTCAGTTCGTATTTCATAATATGTATTATAACACAATTATTTTAAGGATGCAACCATTATTTTTTAAGTGTTAATAGACCCATTTGATTGGTCTGTGTCTTACCTTTAAACGTCTGGTCATAGTCGAACTCTTTAACTAGTTCATACTTGTCTTGTTTGTACACCGCAGATTTAACTGCCCTTTGATCCCAGTTGTCTATTAGTAGATTAGGAATTGCTAACTCATAAATAACTTCCATGTCATAGAGTGCCGCCTGTTCTGCATGATTGCCATCAACCAGTGCAAAGTCGAAAACGTATTCGTCAATCAACTTATCTTTAACATCCTTTGTTCTACCTGGAACCCAAGTGAATCTATTAATGTATAAGTCGTTGAGTATGCCTACCATATCTCGTCTAATTTGAGGATCAGTGCAATCACCTGGTTTACCAATACGTTCATTGTCAGGAGATACTCCTACAATTCTAGCATTTTTGTAAATGTCTAACTGGTAAGTAGTCGAATGTCCTATGTGAAATCCGATCTCTAATACAGACTTTGGATTATAGTGTTCTTGCACAAACGTAAATGCGTCAAAGACCTGTTGAGTTGGTGGCATATAACCCCAACCAATATCAGGGAATGACAGATGATCTAATTTCATTAAAAGAAGTCCTCTAGTGATGCTCTCGGTTCAGAACTCCATCCAACTGCTGCCAGTATGGGTTCAAGTGGGTCAAGAAAAGTCTTAGAGTACTGCTTATCATAATCAATCTGAGGATTGACACCAATTTCTTTAGGCAAAGAAGTTGGAAATGATATTACATTCTCTCTAATACGATTAGGTAACTTGAGATAGACGAACTTAATCTTCTCGCCATCTTGCACCAGTTCATACTTATCAGTTAGACCTGCTTTCTTAACATAGTGATTATATAGAAGTGCACCACGAACGTGAATTGGTGTACCCTTACTATAAATTCTTTGTCTATCTTTATACTTAGTCAGATCCGAAATGCCTCTGGGAAATGCTACTGCTTCTGCGCCGAGTGAACTGAACTCTGCTTTAAACTTACGGATAAACGCTTGGACATCTTCTTCAGTGCCTTCGATAATAACCTTAAAGACTTCTTTGAACTTGGCACGACACACCTGAGGAGTGCTTGACTTGATCGCTTCGATGCCCATCATCTTGAGTTTGGGTTCGGCGTACTGTACACCCTCATTGTTATGCACATTTAGAATGTAACGCTTCTTCGCCATCCAGATACCGCGATCTGCAATCACCTCTCGTTCCATCACCATGCGATTGATATATGCGCCAGTGTCGTTCGCTAGTTTATCATATGCACCAGCAATAACTTTCTCGAAATGCTCTGAACATATTTTATCAAGAAACTTAACAGGATCAGCAGGAGCGAACTTCGCGACCAGAGATGCCATGTTAATATACACTGAGTCAGTATCAATAGCAATAACATAATCTTTGTCAGACTTGAGGAGATTGTTCATCTCGTCGTTGACTGCTTTCTCTGCGGTCTTGATAGCACGTTGACCAGACATAGTAACACCCTCGGCGATACGCTGATCGAAGTAGCGGAAGTACTTATTAGCAAGCGCACCGTAGAGACTGTTCATCAAAATCTTAATTGCCATCTGCTGATTGTTTAGCGTTGCAATCTCATTCACTAGTTCCTTGGTAGGTTCGATCTCATACTTCTGCTGTGCCGCAAGCATATTCTTTTTGATACTTACACGATCATCATAGAACTTTCGAATCACGTTAGGAATCACGCCCTCTTTATCTTTGCGAAACGAAGCACCGTTAGCGGCAACGGCAGTAGGAATATCTTCGTCGTAACACATAGTCTCGGGCGACATATTGTATTGCACAATGATGTTAGGATAAAGAGACGCGAGGTCAAAAGATGTTACCCAGTCATGTGAACCAACTTGTGGATCTTTAACATAACCACCGACAATACGACCTACATCATGATCGACAGGAGGTTTAGGTGGAATAATAACATTCTTCTTAATCAACTGATTGTAGATGATAGAATCCCAGATAGAAGTTGTGCCGAACGTATCTGTATAGTTTACTTTAGACTGATATGCCATAGTAAGAGCAAGCGAGATTAGACCCATCTTCTCTTCGAATCGGTGAATCAACTCTACGTCTTTAATGTTATAGTCGATGAACTTCTGATGATCCATTTTATAAAGAGTGTGAAGATTACCATACTCTTCGTATGACAGTTTTGCTTCACCAAGTATAGTGTTAGCAACATGATCCAGTTTGTAGGACTCTTGCTCACCGTATGTAAGTTTGCCAAACTTCTTGAATAGATCGAGATAGTCGAGTTGCGAAATGCCTTCGAGATCATAAGACTGGTCAACACCGTACGCAGTTTTAATCTCACGAGCACGAACTATCTTCCATGGAGAGAATGCTTTTGTTGCATCGTCATTGATTACATTACGTACACGATTGACCAAATATGGAATATCGAACATCTTAGAATTCCAACCAGTTACGACATCAGGCGAGTTAGCACCCCACCAGTCCAAGAAAGCACGAAGAAGTGCCTTCTCATCGATCATCTTGAAGTACTCGACATTTAAGTCATTTAATGAAGAGTCGTAATCTTTAAGACCCCACACAACATAGGTATCGCTTTGATTGTTCTTGACACATATTGCAGTAACAGGATGTGCCGCCTCTTGAGGTTTAGGAAAACCTTGATCAGACTGCACCTCAATATCTAGGGAGCATACGTTGATAGTATCGCGATCCCATTTAATATCCTCTTGAGGGTATGCGGTACTAATGAATTGGGTTACAAAGTTAGTTTGACCATGAACGTCGAAGTTCTTCACGCCATCGTATTGCTTAGAGAATTCAGTTGCTTCTTTCATGGAGTCAAACTGCATCGGTTCTACAGGAACACCATAAAGAGTATTGTATTTGCCAGTCGCCTTAGTTGATGTAACAAAAAGAGTAGGTTGATAAGGTACACGTAGTTGTACACGCTCACCGTTTTCGTATCCACGATAAAGTAATTTATTACCGAATCGCGTCACATTAGTATAAAAATTCATAGGTTCTCCATAATATAAGATACCATTATAACACACTTAATCGGGACATGCAAGCGATTTATAATGTAACGAAGTGAAAGTTTGGATGGGTCTTTGAGTTGTAGTATCGTTCTTTTCCTTGGAATCTAGTTCTATCTGTTACTGTGCAACCTTGACTCTCATCTATTAACTGAGTAATAGGACTATCAAGTACCACACTTGGTTTGGTGTGAGCATGAGAAACATTCACTGAAACACCTGTTTTGTTATCCATACCTTTCTTTGGCCAATAAACGTTGTATCGAATGTTGTTGTTTGCTCTACAGTATAAGTCAGTGACAGTATGAAGTATACTCATAGGTCCACGACAATTGTGCTTCTCGTCATTGATTACATGATCACAAAACATCTCTGCGACTTCTGGTATGACAGTATAACACTCAAGAGCAATACCAATATTACAAGTTGGCATCTCTGTGTATTTTAACATAATACGCCTGAACATGTCAACCTCTTCCGGAATTAAATATGCGTCATGTTCCATGATCCATAGACGTTCGCCATTAGCGATTCGTCGCATGAGTCTGAAGGTTGAGTGTATGTGCGCTATCTCTTGAGGTGATCTATCTTTATGTTTTGATAACGTAAGATGTGGGAATAATGTATCTGGTGTGATGCACTGTATTACGTTTATGTTGAATACATCAGATACACTTTCAAAAGACTTGAGGGATAATTCGTTGTACTTAACTGCGAGTGGATTGTTTAGATCAACACCCATATATGCTTCAATCATTACTTCATCCTAAAGAGGTTGGGAGGCATTTCACCTCCCGAGTTTTGTTAGATTAGTGCTGTGATAGATACAAACATTGCGACAGTACACATTGCTCCTACCAACCAAGAACCAACTTTGTCTACTTTAGACATGGTCATTTCTTATTTTCTCCACGAAAATTATACGATTAATTTGCTTAATTGATCTTAATTTTACGTGGATGCTTCTCTGCGGGCAATTCGACCTTTAGATTAACTACAAGGATTCCTTTGTCCAGAGTCGCTCCTACTACTTCTACATACTCAGAAAGTCGAAAAGTTCGTTGAAACTTCTTAGTGGAAATACCTTTGTGAAGGTACTCAACAGGCGCATCCACTTTTTGTTGATTGCCTGCTATGTTCAAAGTTCTTTCGTCCTGCTCGATAACTAAATCATCCATCTCGAAACCCGCGACTGCTATCTCTATCACATAATCGAACTCGTTGATTTTCACAACATTATGTGGAGGGTAAGTGTCCTTAGCATTTCTAGTTACAAAATCTAGTTCGTTAAACAGGTGGTCAAAACCCACAAATGATGCTCGTGGATATAGACTGGGTACTTTGATACTCGTTGCGTTCGTCATAGTGCTTCTCCTTAATTAAAAGCAAGATTAAAATGTAGACCGGACCATCCGCATCTACGCTTCTATTTATATTGAGTTACTTAACTCGATTTAAATAAAACTTGTACAAGTCCACATAGTATTGAAACTGTTTTGGACTGTGATCAGGATTAGGAAGTTGTCCGAAGAGTTCTTCCATCCTGTGAATATGTTGTTCTACTGTCACTTGTTACCTATATTATACTTGGGACATAACTCCCATTCACTCTTTTCTTTGTGCGATATAATCTTGATCTGTCTTAGCGGTGCGCATTCAGCAACCATCTCTTTATCGACAATGCTTACTAAACCCCAATCTGCTAACAACTGAGCAATACTATTTCTTCGTAGTAGATCCATCTCTTCTAAATTAGACTTCTTTCCATCTAGTAGAAACAGTTCTTTGAAGTGAACGATGAAGTACCTGCCTTGTTTGTGTAGTATATGACAAGACTGAAACAGTTTATTTTCTTTGCGAGATGCGACACCCATTCGTGTCAGTGTCTCGCGCACTTTTAAGAAGTCATCGGGTTCTTGAAGAATAACCTCTAACATATCGGACGATGTCCATAATTTAATTCCTTCCACCTTTATAGATCCTTTTTTTAATACTTACTATTTGGTCGGGTGTGAGGAGTTTAAGAGCAGACTTTGCTTTCTCGTTGCTATAACCATAATACTCTTTAACTGCATCCACGTCATCAGATTTGGTCGCTTTATCCCATTTAGAGAACCGCTTCCTCTTTCTAACTATATTTAGCAGAAAATGAAATTGTAGTTTTTTATCAATAGAGTAGTGCTGATTCATAGCATTAGCAACAGCAACCGTGTCAGGGAAGTAAGAAAGGGATCTATTTACCATATATGGAGCATAACCCTTCTCAGTCAGGTCATCTACCATCAGGTCTTTCTTACTTAGATTAATCGCCATCACATAATCAAAAGGGTTCATTGTAGAATACACCTCTTAGCAACTGCTGTATTCTGAAAATGTCCATAGCGATATCGTGTGCAGGATTGTGAGCAATGAAGTCACCATCATTAACGCCCTTGGGTACGAATGAGTTATTGATATTAATACCATGACCAATTGCGATACCTTCGATCATAGTACGTGTGTCACGAACATCGTAGAATCTGTAGGGTTCTGATGCACCCAACAAATTACATATAGATGTAGTGAGAACAGGATCAAACGAATTGCCACGAGTGTACACTAATTGACCCGGTGTCATTGTTGCTCGAAGAAACGCAGGCAGTTCTGTGATTGATGCGTCAGTTGACAGAGGTTTGAGTTGCGACATTGCCGCTTCTCCTTGCTTCTGCCACCATGCGAGTGTATTCTTATCTATAATACGTCCATACTTCTCGACCTGCTCTTTAACATCAAACTTCATTATCTTAGCAAGACCAACTAAGTCCATATAAGAGTATGGTGTATCAGAAAGAAACATATCTTCGTCAACTGTCATTGCCGCCACGTTCACTACAGGAGCAGTGTTCAAGTCAGTGCCTAATGTTTCATAATCATATATGTTAATCATTAGATCATCTCCACATTTGCCATTACTTCAGTCATACAAGCAACAATGTTTAACTCATGGTCAGCAACAAATGCCGCCTTGTATTGATAGTCAGCAAGAATTAATACTAACTGCGGAATAGATGACGGATCAACTCTATCATACATCTTGTCATATAGTGAACGGAAGATGGTCGAGGTATCTACATCAACATTATTAAC